GCAGAACAACAAAAAAGACAAGAAAACTTATTTTCAACGCTGAAGAGACTCTTCTCAACCGACGTTATCATACGTAACGAGGGCGGAGGAGAACTCAAAGTAATAGACACCGACGGGATGCAGAGGAACGGCGTCATACAGACGAACGCGCTCATAGACCGTTTCAACAAAGTCTACACAACTTCAACAGCTTACGGAGTAAACTTAAACCTGGCGCAGAACTACCAATCAGCTCGCGTACAGATATACGCCGACTACGACGCGATGGACACTGATGCAATCTGCTGTTCGGCTCTTGACATCGTTGCTGATGAGTGCACGTTGAAGAACGAACAAGGAGAAGTTCTCCAGATCAGATCTGCTGACGAAAACATACAGAAGATATTATATAATCTTTTCTATTCTGTACTTAATATCGAATTCAATCTGTGGTCTTGGGTTAGAAACATGTGTAAGTACGGAGATTTCTATTTAAAGCTTGAGATCGCAGAAAAATATGGTGTATACAATGTTATACCTTTCTCTGCTTACAACATCATTCGCGAAGAGGGTTTCACAAGAGACAATCCACAAGAAGTTCGATTTAAGTACGATCCCAATTCTACTCTTGCGTCTTCAACTGGATATAGTTCTGCGCAAAACAAAGACACAGGAGTATACTTTGATAACTTCGAGATGGCTCACTTCCGTTTGACTGGCGACGTTAACTATTTGCCTTACGGTCGTTCCTATTTGGAACCCGCTCGTAAGCTGTTTAAACAGTATGTGCTGATAGAAGACGCTATGTTGATTCACCGTATCGTTCGTGCACCAGAGCGTCGCATATTCTACGTTAATGTCGGTGCAATACCTCCCGGAGAAGTAGATAACTACATGCAGCGCATGATCCAAAAGATGAAGAAAACACCTTTGATGGATCCCCAGACTGGGAATTACAATTTAAAATACAACCAGCAGAACCTCCTCGAGGACTTCTTCATCCCTGTTCGTGGCAACGACACATCGACCAAGATAGATACCGCTAAAGGTCTCGACTACAACGGCATAGAAGACGTTCAGTACTTCCGTGAAAAGCTGTTCGCAGCTCTTAAGATACCTAAGGCTTTCATGGGATACGAGAAAGACTTGACTGGTAAAGCAACTCTGGCTGCTGAAGACATTAGATTCGCTAGAACGATCGAAAGACTTCAGCGCATCATAGTATCAGAGTTGACTAAAATTGCTCTTGTACACCTATACGCTCACGGATACACTAACGAATCAGCTGCGAACTTCACACTGTCGCTGACAAATCCTTCCATCATATACGACCAAGAGAGGATCGCACTATTTAAAGAGAAGATTGACCTCGCTAAACAGGCTATGGAAGGTTCTCTACTTCCTCTTGAGTTCATTTACGACAAAGTATTTCACTTCTCCGAAGATCAGTACGCTGAGTTGGAAGACATGATCGTCGAAGACAAGAAGAGAGAGTTCAGGTACAACCAGATCAAGGAAGAAGGCAACGATCCTGCTGAAAGCGGAACAGCTTATGGTACACCTCACCAGATAGCTTCTCTGTACGGCGGAAGAGAAGATGTTCTCAACGTTCCTGATCGCTACAATGAGAAGATGGGCCGACCTAAAGAGCACTCTTCTATCACTGGAACCGACAATTCTTTCTTCGGTAGAGACGCAGTAGGCAAGAAAGCTTACAAAAAGAACGCTGAAGCAGGAGAGGATAGTAAACCCACGGACCTTGGAGGTAGCTTCGCTTTATCTCTAGAGGGCACAATGGGAGAGTTTTTGAAAAACAAGAACTCACTAGAAAAGATGTTCAGTAAGACCAACTCAAGGAAAGTTAAACTTTTCGAAGAGCCAGATCTCATGAGGGAGGACAACATAAAGGAGAATCTGGACTGATCTATCTTACACCCACATATATTTATTAAACGTGGATACACATCCTATATTATGGCCATAAAACACAGCAAATACCGCAACACAGGAGTACTTTTTGAGCTTCTTGTGAGACAAACTACATCGGACCTGATCAAAAACCAGGACTCCAAGGCGGTAAAGATATTGAAGAAATACTTCACTAACACAGAATTGGGCAAAGAATACACCCTTTACAACACCGTGTGTTCCAGCCCGAAGCTGTCAGAAGCTAAGGCAGAGATGCTAGTAAGCACCCTTGTAGAGCAATACAAGAAATTGGATCACACCAAAATAGAGAAATTGAAGTATAATCTCATAAAAGAGATCAAAGCTAACTACAACATAGAGCAATTCTTCAAAGCGAAAGTAGAAAGCTACAAGACTTATGCTTCCGTTTACACAATATTCGAGTCTCATCACTCTAAGAATCTTGACACAAAGCAAGTAGTGATGAACAAGATAAACCTGCTTGAGCACTTGACCGCAAAGTCTCTTGATAACGCTAAAGCACCTCAATCTTTGGTTCAAGAGTTCATGAAAGAGGATAAGGACATCAGACTCTTGGCATACAAGATACTCGTAGAGAAGTTTAACAACAAGTATAAAGATTTCTCAGACAGACAGAAAGGCATATTAAAGGAGTACATCACAAATGTGTCCGATACTAAAAATCTAAGAGACTATTTGAATTCAGAACTGAAGAAAATAAAAGCAGAACTCTCAGAACTTAAAGAAAAAACTTTGGATCCTGTAACAAAGATCAAGTTGGAAGAAGTTCTCAAGTTCATAAAGCCTCTCAACGAGAGTCACACCATAAAGGACGAGACCATCACCGGTATCTTGCAATATTGCGATCTTATAGACGAATTAAAGAAAGCGCAATGAAAGAAGATTTCAACAATCAGTTCGCTACGCAAAAGCTAAGAGAGGACGACTACGCTAAACACGGAGTCAAACCCTTTAATCCGGCAACAGAAGAGAATGGAACTTTAATTTCCACAATCGATATACCCAGATTAGGAATAAGAGCAGGAGCAAAAATACCCATGACAAAATCTCAGTTTGATCAAGTCATGAGAAAACTTGAATTGCTTGGGGATCCTGAAGAAATGGAATCTGTTACCTTTGCCAGGATTAGATGTTCCTGAAAAGAAATATAAAAAAGAAGAGAAAGACGTAGAACCCAAACTAGCAGCTGGTAAAGCAAAGGTGTACCCTAAAGATAAATGGGGTTGGAAAGACGCTCCTTCGATTCCTAATAGACCTTCCAAGGGAGGCTTCATATACAAGCAACTCTACGAAGAACTCAACGAAAACTACTCGCGCTTCAGAAACGAGACCAAAACTCGCACCAAAGAGCAACAGTTTCACACTGCAGTTAGACTGGCGGAGAAAAAGATATTGGAAGCGAACAAGATCTTAGAATACACAGCACAACTGAAAGGCGAACTCAACGAAGTACGTGTGGGAAAACACACTCAAAAACTCATGGAGAGGATCACCAAAGGCATAGCTGAAGCGTACGGTAAAATGAAAAAATTGAAATAAATGGCAAAGACCAAAACCAACAAAAAAGCCGGCATGAACGTCGGTAAAATAAGTTTCGGTAAGCGTCGTGAAGGCGTAGCAAAAAAGAAGTACGGACCAAAAGAAGAAAAACCCAAGGCCTACAGAGGTCAGGGTCGCTAATATTTATCAGTATGACAACACTAGAGCTATTTAAGAAACACAGGAAAGGGGAAGTTAGCCGTGAGCGCTTCCTGTACGAAGTACGCAGGGACAACAATCTCCCTTGGGTGACCAATACCACTTCCTACGACGATGCAGTTAAGATCCTTAAGAATAAAGGCATCATCAGAGAAGCTTACGAGAACGTAGCTACCGATCCTGCTGTTGACAGAGTCAATCCTTACTACCTCAAAAAAGGTGTAGAGAAACTTCTTTCAAAAGAAAAGGAGCTCACTAACGATTCTTACAATTTAGCTCTCAATAAGGCAGCCAAGCAATTGGCCGCCAATCCTCATGCATTCGATAAGGAAAAATTCGGCAACGCAGAATCTGTCGCAAAAGCAGATGCCAAGCTGAAGATGACTCCTGTAAAGAATAACAACTTCGTTGACAAGGAAAACGGCATGAAGAAGATCAAAGGTCAAGAGACTCTTAAGGCCATGTCCGCTCCCACTAAAGAAAACAGAAAAGGCAAGCCTAAAGGCGTGAAAGTGATGCCTGACAAAGGCGTCGAAGGCAAAGAGAAAGTGATCAAAGAGATCTCAGACTACGTCAAAAAAAAACTTAAGTTAGACGAAAACACATACCACGATTTCCACGAGGGAATGGTAATTCCCATGGAAGAAGGTGAAGGTATCGTTAAAGAAATAAACGGTGGAACTCTGTGCGTAGAGATGCCCGATGGCTCTCTAAAAGACGTGCAGATGAATCACGCTCAACACCTTATACAAAAAGAGAGGGAGCAACACGAAGACGAAAGCGGTCTTCATCAGAGTGAAGAACATGGTTTTAATACCATGAAAGAGGATCAAAATCAACCAGATTACTACATAAACGTTTCAATAAGGGACGCTTCTAGAGCGATAGAAGTATACAGGGATCTCAACATCATACCCAGAGAAGCTGTTAAAATGGACGGTACAGACTCTTATGTGATAGATGACCTTGAAATTGCTCAAGAACTGTTAAACGCTTTCAAAGAGGAAAACATAGAGGTCATACATACAGATGTACCTAACGATGATGATAACTTTGGCTACGATGACGAAGAGTTATACGAAGCCACTCCTTTCGAACAAAATCCTTTCGATAAAACTGTAGACGAAATACTCGATACCATACAAGGTTCTCAAATCCTTGACGATAGGTTTAAAGAACTGGCTGCTAAAGTACTCGATAGCATTTTAGAATTGGTTCAAGCAGGATCTTTTGAGAAGGCTCTTTTCATGTTGAAAAAGCTACAAAAGTCTATCGAAGATCGACACATGAACTCAAGATCAGATAGCCAAGAATACGCATTCAATTACAAAAGTTATTTTGAAACTTTAGAGAATTTTTTAAACGCTGAGCTTGGATCGGATCAAGATTTGGAAGAAGCAGGAGTACAAATAACTCCAAGAGGAGGAACTCCCATATTCAAAAAGACGGCTGACTCTGCAAACACCGAGAGAGAATTGAGAGACGCAGGTATAGCATACACTAAAAAATCAGTAGGATAAAATGTCCAAGCAACTTCTCATAGAATACCAGGCTTTTCAACCTCTGCAACAGTCGCTGACTGAGGCTAAGAGGTTGCCCAACGGGAACATGATAGTTTCCGGTCTTGTACAAGCTTGCGACAGACCCAACGCCAACAAGAGAATATATCCCTACGATACATTAAGATCTCAAGTAGAAAAATACGTACAGGGTCCGATAGCAGAGAACAGAGCTTTGGGAGAATTAGACCACCCGGAATCCTCTATCATCAACTTAAAGAACGTTTCTCACAACATAGTTGAGCTCTGGTGGGACGGAAAAGACCTTTACGGCAAGATAGAGATACTGCCCACACCATCAGGTAACATACTCAGGGAACTTTTCAAAAACAACATCACGGTAGGAATATCCTCTAGAGCCATGGGTTCTACCACTCCGATAGGAGAGGGCATAGTGAGAGTCGAAGACGATCTTGATCTCATCTGTTGGGACTTCGTTTCTACTCCTTCCACTTTCGGCGCTTACGTTAGACCAGTAGGAGGTTTGAGAGAGGGATACGAAAGGTCTTCTGTTCAACCTACGAACAGAATCAACCAATTGATCTCAGACATCATCTGCACCCAATCAGGAGTTTGCTGCATTAGCAAATAATTGGATTAAATTTTTATTTTTCGGTATACTGCGCATATTTATCGTATATGCACCGACATTCTATTACGGTGCTAGCTAAAACAAAAGCTATATTGCCTCCAATCTAATAGGCAATCGAATCATCAAACAAATAAAAACGATGAGCAATCTTTATCAAGATGCCATCCTCGACGCAAAAGCCCTTAGAGCTTCTGCAATGGCCAACGCCAAAGCAGCGCTTGAAGAAGCTTTCGAGCCTAAGATCCAAGAGATGATCTCTAAACATCTTTCCGAAGAGGAAGAGATGGAAGAAGCAAAAGATCATGAAATGGAAGAGGGATATGAAGAGGAAGGCAAGATGCCGGTGGAAGAAGCCGACATCAACGAAGCAGAGCTGGAGGAAATCCTCAACCAGCTTGAAGAAATGTCTGCTCCTAAAGAAGAGTCTCTGAACGAGGCTGAAGAAGAGGAGAAAGAAGAGGAAGAAGAGGAAGGCGAAACCGCAGAAGGCGAAGAGGTGAGCGATGAGACTAAAATCATCGACATCACACTTGGAGATCTGAAGCAGGTGATTCAGTCTCTAATGCCGGGTGACCAAGCAATGCCCGCTGCTGAAGAGCCTACCGCTGATTCTGAAGCCGAAGAGGAAGTTTCTCTAGACGAAATCCTTGACGAACTGGAAAGCGAAGGCATGGAAACCTCTGGACATTACGATGCTCCTGACGTAAATCCGGCTACAGTAAAAGCAGGAAGTCAAGTGGAAGAAGAGGGTCTCAACGAAGGAGGTTCAGACGAAGGCACCCTTAAAAAGTTAGCGGCTAAAATTAGTCCTGAAATACAGGCTAAGATAACTGCTGTTGTAAATTCAAAGAAGGGTTTACAAGAAGATGTTACGAGTCCTGAATTTTGGTCTACTTTTGCTGAATTTTTGAAACACCCAGAATGGTGGGGTTCCATCAATTTCACTAAAATGGTGGCTGAAATAGGTGGATTGGGAATTCTTGCTGGTGCTATTTCTGCCGCTGCAGCCTATTTGGGATCTAAAGTGAAATCTTTCGTAAAAGGAAAGAGTGCGCCTAAAGAACAAACTCCTACAAACGAACTGGAAGAAGCGAAAGCAACCATCGAAACTCTTCGCAAGGACCTTCAGGAAGTAAATCTCTTGAACGCTAAGTACCTCTACATGAACAAGTTGTTCAAGTCTAAGTCTCTCACAGAGGCTCAAAAGGTGAAAGTGATCAACGCACTCGATCGCGCTACAAACGTGACCGAAGTTAAGTTGACTTACGAGACCCTGAAAGAGTCTTTCGAGAAGAAGAAAGAAACAATTAAGGAATCAATCGGTTTTGCTTCGAAGCCCGCTGGCGTGGCACCGAAGGCCAATATCATGGAAGCTGATACTTTCATCAACCGTTGGCAGAAACTCGCTGGAATCAAATAAAAAACCAAAAACAAACAAAAACAATGGCAAATTTAGTCAACTCTCTTTTGACTGAGTCCGCTCAAACAGCTTTCTCTGACCAACACGGTGTTGCTCAGCGT